ACAACAGAGCCCGTCACCGAAAAGAAGCCAGAACCAACGTCCAACGGGTTGTCGGCCCATCCATTGTCGGCACCACCCGCTGCGGGCGTAACGGCTCCATAGCCATCCTGCCCAACTGCGCCCTGCGCGAAGTCAATCTGCACAACATCACCAGCGACGACAGCGGCACCAGTATCATTACGAACACCAATGTCCAGCGTAAGAGCTGAACCACCAAACATAAAATCAGACATTTGAGTGTCTCCTCTCTTAGCTTAAAACTGGATCGCGCCAGAGAAGTCCGTGCAGCCCTGACGGGACAGCGACGACGCAACCAGCATCGAGGTGAAGTAGGTATGGCTGAGGATCACATCGCTGTTAGGCGGCGTGAGGAACTCAGTCTGTCGGAAGTCATCCGAAGACAGGATGGCAAGCTGAAGGCCAATGGCCGTGCCCTTACCCTGAACAAGCGGGTTCTTTCCGGGGACCTCAAAGTATTCCGGCTTCAAGTTGAAGTCGGTAACTCCGCGCTTCCCACTGGTCGTGAGGAAGAAGGTCTTGCCAGTTCCAGAGAGTTCCTCGTCGGGGACCACGGGGGTTCCGTTGAAGAGCAGGTTCTCGAAGCCCTGGTTCCACATTGCAACGTCACGCTCTTCCTGATTCGGAGCGACGAGTCGCTTGAAGAATCGGTAGACCGTGGGGTCCGTCAGGATGATGTCAGGATGGGTGCCCTTCTTAGAGCAATCCATGTAGACCTCTTCCCAAACGTCCAGGCCGTCAGTGCCAAACGCGGTGATCGCGCCGTACTGGTTCTGCCACGTAGAAGTGAAATCACCCTTCGCGATCCCGCCAACGTTGCCTGTCTGAGTTCCGAAAGTAGCGAAGTCCAGCATTGACTGAAGTCCGTTAATTTCTTTCGGAGTGGTCGAGGAGGCAGACTCTGCGCCGCCATCAGCGTAAAGCTGGCGAGCAAGGTCGTTAATCATGCTGATCTTCGAGATTGCCTGCTTAGCCTGAAGGAGGTTAACAATCTGGTACTTGCCACGGTTCTGGGCAAGCTCAGTGTTGTCAATCACCATCGAAGCACGGTTCTTGTACCAAGTGGGGTAGCGAGCCTTCGTCGGGCCATCCTCTGCGGTGGTAGCGAACGTCTCATAGGTGCCAATAGCACCAATGTTAGCCGACTCGCTAAGCACCACGGGGACACGGCACTCAGTGCCTCCCTCGTAGACGACTGCGCCCTGGCGATACATATGCCAGAGGAGGGGGTTAGCCTGAACGATCTCCATCGCCACCGAAGAGCGTTCTGCTGCTGCGGTAGTCGAGTAGACCCTGTTCCATGTAATAGTAGCTTGTGGATTTGCCACGATTCTTCCTCGTTAATTAGAAGGCATCGGGATTCAGGCCAGCCTCTTTGAGGGCTCGCGTAGCTGCATCAAGCATCGACTCTCGACGTTGCTTAACTACAGTTCCACTACGAGCCGACACGGGGGCAGCCTGACGACGCTTTCGACTTTTCTGTTGGGTAGTAGCTGCCTTCATCTCAGCCTGTGCAACACGGGCAGCGAGACGAATGGCAGCGGACGGGTTGACCTGAGCCAACTGAGCAAGCTCTGGATCGTTATCGATCACTTGTCCTGTCAGGGGCGCAAGCCTCTGGTGATCGAGTTTCGGGGTAGATGAAGCAAACTCTCGGTAAGCCCCAGTAACCCTCTCTCGATGTGCGACGGGTTGCATCTCCTGAGCCAAGTCCTTGATGCCAGAAGCCTCAAGTCGGCGCTGAACCTCCTTATCAACGTAATAGGAGATTACGTCTTCGGGCTTTGCCCCTTGAGAAAGGTCAGGAGGGGAATCCTCCTTAGCTTCTTCAACAGGCTCCTGAGTCTGCTGGCGCGCAAGCACGGCAGCATTTGCGGCGTCGATAGAGTCGAAGTACTTATTCTCAAGAGCAGAAAGCCGCTGCATACGCTTAGTAAACGCAGCCTGCATGTTCTTGTAAGAAGACTTCAGCTCCTGAGGAAGCTCTTCGGGGTCTCCACCCCAGAAAGAATCTTCTTCGTCGCTTTCGGGCTCAGGTTCAGTGTGGTCAGATAGATGCTCTTCTTCACCATAGGCATCGTCAGCCTCACTACCGATCTCCTCAGAGTTATCCTCAGGAAGGGTCTCTTCAAAGTTGTCGATGGGCGTCTCTGCTGTCATGGTTCCTCCAAACACATTATTGCGTCACTGGATATGAGTTTAACCAGAAACTTTTGTCAAGTACCATCGAGGCTATGCCAAACGAAAATATAAATGTTCAGCTTTCCAACGCTCAAATCTCAGACTGGGTCCAGAAGATCGAGGAGTCGGAAAGGGTCCTAGAGGAGAACCACCTTCCGGTGTGGCGATCTGTCCAACAAGCTTACTCCGCTGAAGGAGAGGGGGCTCTTGGGGACATGGGCGGGCTTCACTACGAAGAGGGGGAGAGCGTTAACTTCAACTTCCTGCTCGCTAATGCGAACACCATCATCCCAGGTGTCATCTCCGCTAACCCCTACATCTATGTGAAGCCTCGAAGGCCAGGAGATAAGGAGTCTGCTCGCATCGCAGAGACTGCCCTCAATTACGTTTGGCGAGAGATTGATGGCAACAAAACCACTAGAAGCGTTGTGTTGGACACGATTCTCTTCGGGCTAGGGGTTGCCAAGGTTGGCTACGATGGAAGCGGCTCCTTCTACACAGAAGAAGATTACGACACCGGACCAGAGAAGCCCCTTCCTGGTGACGGCAACGGGACAATCAACGACCTCAATGCAGACCAACGAAGACAGCTACGAAGGTTGCTGGCTGACGACAACATGTCCTTCGAGGAGGGGCCGGAAGATAATCCGTCGTTTAACCGTGTTGCCCCCTGGGACCTGATTGTCCCCCCTGGATACACGGAACTTAAGCAGTGCCCCTGGGTCTGCGAGCGCATGATCGTTCGCCTCGATGACCTCAGGGAAGATGACAGGTTTAACGTGCCTGCCGACCTGCAGCCTGATTCCTGGCTAGAAGAGGCAATCCCCAGCTCCCTTTCTGGGTACACCGCAGACAACACACTCTCTCGGCCAGAGACAGAGCCTGAGTATGTGGTGCTCTATGAGATCCGTTACTGGGGAGACAGTGGCGACGGACTTCGTCGCTACGTCATGTGGATGGTCAAGAACGCAGGAACTGGGGATGCCCAGGATTCAGTCCTTCGACACATCGCAGACCCCATCGAGATGAAGGGCTACCCCTACGAAGTTGTGCGCTTCGTTGACATCCCAAACAGCTTCTACAGCACCAGGGTTTCTGACCTCTGTGCAATCAAAGACATCGCAGGGCGTCTCAACGATGAGTGGGCATACATCCTCCGTCATCACCGACTGTCCTCCCGCCGCAAGTTCATTGCAGCCCCTGGCTCCCTTGAGTCTGGGCAACTTGCTTCCCTGCTTGAGTCAGAGGAAGACATGGCTGTAGCAGAAGTCCCTGCCAGCGTTGCCCGCATTCAAGACGCTCTGATGATTCTCCCTGAAGCGCCTCCCCCCAGCACCACTCCCATGGTGATTCAGGGGCTTGCTCGTCTTATGTATGAGATCTCAGGAATCGACTCTTTCCAGCGCGGAGGAGCTAGCCGAAAGGGAACTACCGCAACTGAGGTAGCCATCGCTTCTGCAGCCACTAAGGGCCGAGTGGGCATGCGCCTTGAGGCCACAGAGAAGTTCATCTCGAACATCTCTCGGAAGATGCTGGCAATCATTCGACAGTACTGGGATGAAGTTCGCTATCTCCGTATTGACGGAGACTCTGGGGAGGACGAGTTCATCTCCTTCACTGCAGCGGACATCCAGGGTTACTACGACGTAGACATTCAGGCTGGCTCTACAATCCCCACAGACCCCGCTGAAGAGCAGCGTGCGTTTATGGGACTCCTTCAGACTATTCAGGGCGTTGCCGCAACCCTTGCTCCTTTGGTTCAGGGTGGGGTTCTTCCCCCGGATGCGATTCAGAACTTTATGGATCAATCCTTCAAGGTGTGGCGACAAGACAAGAGGGCTTTGGTTGGACCTCTGTCTCAGCTTCAAGGAGCTGCTATTTCTGCCGGGGCTGCTGGTCAAGCGATGGAAGATCCTAGGGTTCAGGGAGTGGAAGACACTGGCATGGGCGCAGTAGGAGAGCCCCTCTCAGGCACAGGGCCTCGTGAGGTCGCTCCTGGTAGCGCCGAAGCTGTAATGGGTCGATTCCAACGATAGGGGAACAGATGCGTATTTATGACATGAAATGCACCCACGAGCTTTGTGGGCGCGTCTTCGATTGGCACACAAAGCCAGCCGTCTACGACAAGAGCAGTGGAGATAACTTCAGGGACGTTCGCTGCTGGTTCTGTGGACGCTTTGGGGCAAAGAGGGCGTTCTCCTCAGCTCCTGCAGACCTAACGGTCAAAGGAACCTGGGGGCGCACCGCAAGCCCCGAGCTTAAGGGGAAGAGCTACTACACGAAGCAGGAGCGAGACCGGCAGCTTGCGGTTTCTGGAACCAGCATCGTTGATGATGGTGACTCCAGGGGCTCTATTGAGAACAGCGGTGACAGGGTGGAGACATCTGAGCGCGACGCGGCAAGGAGTGCAATCGAAGCGCTCCTGTCTGAGCGAGGAGACATGCGCCTAAAGGACATCATCGAGGACACCGGGCTTGCCCATAAGATTGTCCACGAGGTGGTCTACAGAGACCCAGGTCGTATCACGAAGACTGGGTATGGGGTCTACGGGCTTACTGGCGTCTCCTCCCAGACAGAAGCCTCCGCGTAGCTGCTGACGACCTCTCGTACTCCTCCCAGTCGCCGTCGTTCCACCTGTTGTGGTCCATGGCTCGTTCCATGTCCACTTCTTCAGCGTTGATCTTGGTCATGCTGCCTGGGGTGTAGTGGGCAACTGCGTTGGCGATCATCGCTGAGACACAGGCGTCATCATTCTTGCCAGGAGGGGAGGACATCTTCGCCTGAAGAGAGTCAATGCCGTCCTTGCTGTAGAGGATTGTGCGCGTATACGCCTCCATCTCATCAAGAACCTGCTTTGACCGGATCTTGACATAGCCCTCTTTGAGAGCCTTCTGCATCAGGCCAACCATTGCTGGCTTCGTCTTCCTCGTGGTGTCCCAGCCGAGGAGAACCGTTGGACCGCCAATGGTGTCTGTGCTGACACGCCTATAGAGGTTCCAGTACCTAGAGCGCTCAAGGAGAGCGATGAGCCCAGCCCCTAGACCAGTCACCTCTGGCGCAAGGGTCGCGTTGTTGTAGTGAAGGGCAACAAGAAGGCAGAGAGGAGCAAGCTCATCCAGCTCAATCTTTCCTCTCCACTCAGCAACCTGCTCAAGGGTAGCTAGGTCAAAGACACAGAGGTGGTCCCAGTCCTTGCTGTTAGCCCCCTTGCTTACATCTGCGCTGACGATGTACCGATTGCCTAGCTTGGGCTCCTCCCAAACAGAGAGCCTCCCAGCCCCCTCCATTACCTCGTCTACTACTGGCTTGTAGGTTGCGTAGAGCCTCTCTCTTCCAAACGGATAGTCACTTGTGTCTCGAATCTCGTACCACTTATGCGGAGGACACACGTTCTCCTTTGGCTTGGTTGCTCCTGCGTAGGGAAGACAAAGGTCACACCAGCATCCGTGGACTCGTCTTTGAGCTTGAATAGCGTCCCGGTCAAAGACTGGAGAGCCAGACGCGCTAAACGCCTCTTCGTCTGTGCTCGGATATTCCTGATGGAACCTTTCAATCGAGCCACCGCACTTAGAAGAGATTGTCTCTCTGCGCCAAGCGATGTTCTCAAGGTTGATCCACTCGCCAAACTTGTGAAGAAGCTCGTTCTCCGCATGGTCTAAAGACTTCCTGAACTCATCCTCTGGGACACGAAGGGGGCGCTTGTACTCGGAGACGATGAACCAGGGAGTGAAGTAGGCATACCAGGTGGAGTCTGGGTCGCCTGGGTACTTCTTCTTAAGCGGCATCCAAGGATAGGGCTTCTCCTGCCAAACCTTGGCTCCCAGATACATTGTGTGGTGAAAGTCTCCTGAGCCATTACAGGTGGACTCAGAGTACGCAAAGGTTCCAGGCTCATCTGGCATGGACTGGAGAGTCGCTAGGAAGTAGCGCTCTGGCTGCTTGTAGAAAGCCACCTCTGAGAAGTGAGCAAGCCTAGCTGTCGTTCCACGAGCGTCCTCTGCGCTCTTGGCGGTCATGACAGTCAGACGACTTCTGAGTCCGGTTGGACCCGTTGGAGCACGGAAGTCTAACTCTGCCCTGTTGTTGTACTTCGTAAGGGGCTGAAGGCGCGCAGGGAGATTGTCGTAGAACATCTTTGCCTTGGTAAAGATGCTGTGAACTGAGTGATCTGCGTGTGCAGCAATAAGAGCTATCTCGTCTCTGCGCGTAATGCAGCGATGGAACATCCAGCCCTGGATGTGTGTGCTGCAGCCAGCCTGACGAGCCTTGGCCTCCCACACTCGGATAGGGAGCCCAGCCTCATCCATCTCATCAAGCATTTTCTGCCTGAGGACCTGGCTCTTGTTAAGAGCAAAGGGAACAAGCTCGCCCTTCTTGGTCTGGATAAAGAGATTCTCTGCGGCGAACTTAGTGAAGTCCGAGTTCTCCTCCTGAAGAAGCTCGACCTCAGCTACTTCCGCGAATGTTTTTTGCTGTGGTTTCTTTGCCGCCACGCTTTGACTCCATCACCCATCTTGGGACATCTCTTTTAATAGCCCGCACACTCTTCTTGTGGAACATCCTGCAGTGGTACCTGCTCTGCGCCTTCTTCCCAGGGTAGACCACGTAGGCAATATCAATCCCGGAAAGCCTGTCGAAGATGCGCCTCACGGCAACCCTTCCAATGCCAAGCTCCTTGCACACCAGACGAACTGCGATGTAGCCACTCCCGGTGGCTAACTTAAAGGCTTCCGTTGCTTTCTTGTGGGTGAAGACCTTCGCGCCAGGGGGAATCGGCGGTCCTATCGTGTAGATCTCGTCCGAAGAAAGCCACCTGTCCATGTTGTCCATACGGCTGTAGCGCTGAGCGATCTCCCACTCATAGCGCGCAGCGTCATCCTCGAACTCAGGAACCGACACCATAAGAAGCTCTCTTCTTCTTTTCCCTGTAGCGCTTCACCGCCTCAGCGTGCTTCATGCGCCCAGTCTCTGTCTGTTGCCAGGCCCTAGTCGCCTCTGAGCAGCACGCCTTGCACCAAGAGTTCTTTCCGTCAAGCATGCGCCTAGCTAGCCCAAAGCTCTCAACAGAAAGGACCCTCTCACAGCGAGGGCATCCCTTTGTCTTCTTGCCGTGTCTCACCACAGGAGGGCGCTCGCATGCGGCCCTGTTCGCAGCAGAGATGCAGGAGGCGCAGCGAGACCTTCTCCCGTCCTTCGCCCGTGAGTCTTTGTGAAAGGCGCTAGAAGGAAACTCTCTTTTGCAGCAAGTACAGTGCTTGCTCAACGCCTTCGGTACGTCCCGTTAGCGAGACGCTCCCACTCTTTGCGGACGTGGCGCGGATAGCGGAACCACTCCTGCTCAGGAATGACAGCGCGGGGAGGCTCACAGGCAGAGACCACAAGGGGGGACTGCTCAACAACCTCCTCAACCTCAGCTTCGGCCTCGGCCTCTTCAGCCTCTGACTCTTCGGCAGTCTTGATCATGTCGATGTTGCGACCAATGTCCGCAATAAGGGAGGAGCGGTGCTTCCCGTCAATCTCAGCCTGAAGTAGAACCTCAAGGCCCTCAACGTCAAATTCGCAAAGGCGGGCTCTGACCTGCTTTACTGTAAGTTCACTAGGATCAAACATTACTCCTCCAGGGGTATGCCGACACAATAAACAAGCTATATCGATAGGGCAACAAGATGGCTGCTAAGAAGCGAGTTACCAAAAAGAAGACCCCGTGCAAGCCAGGGAGCCGCAAGCGGCAGCCGGTGAGCAAGATGAGAACCTCCCGAAAGAAGCTGAAGCCCGGTGGGGCTAAGGGCAAGTACTGATGCCTGTGAAGAAGTGTAAATCTAAAGGAAAGTCAGGCCACAAGTACGGCTCTAAAGGAAAGTGCTACACGGGAAAGGGTGGTAAAACAAAAGCTGCCAAGCAAGGCAAGGCAATCAAAGCCTCTCAGGGGCGAAGGAAGAGGTACTAGAAATGCCAGACTTTGAACTAAGCCCAAGAGATCTCGCCGCCATTGCCCAGCTGGAGGAAGCCTCCATTCCAGCGGAGCAGCCCTTTAGGTACGTACAGGCGTCAAACCTTTACGGGGACCTCCCTCTCGAAGAGCGACCCCCTCCAAACCAGCGACTCGTTAAGTTTAACCGGTACAGCGCTGAGCCAGAGTTCGCTTCTGCGTGGCCGGGAACAACAGTTGGACGCTCTGCCCCCTCGTACAGGCTCCATATGCCAAGCCCGAGGGCTGACGAGCACTTCCGGGCGCGTGGCGCAGACCCAATGAGACCACGGTCGTACGACCCACGGGCTGCATCTCTTAGATACGAAAGCCTACTGAGTGACCTAGCCCCCTTCATGGATGAGGCCAGGAGAAATCAACAAGCCCTCGAAGCAATCCCCTTCGTGGCTAGGTGAGAGCACGTCATGCACATTCCGAAGAAGCACAAAGTTGAGACTGTAGAGAAGGCAATGAAGGACGCTGAGGAGCACCCTGAAGAAGAGCTTCCTGAGCCTGGCGTCAAGATTGTCATCAACCTTGGCGGTCCTCCTGTGCCCCTCCGCAAGCCTACGCGTCGCAAGGTGATGAAGGCGAAGGCAAAGAAGAAGGTCGAGAAGAAGAAGGGGAAGGCTGGCAAGATCCCAGGAGAGCATGAGAGTGCTCTCGGAGAGATGTACTAACTGAGCTTCCTCCTTGCGTACTCAGCGATGAGCACACTGTCAGCCATACCGTCATGAGGGATTCTCTTACGCCCTGGTGTCAAGTTGATGCCTGGGAAGAGCTGAGTAGCGAGGACTACTGCATCTTCCTTTCCCTTCTTCCTCTCTTTGCCAGAGCGTTTCGGGAGACTCAGAGCCTTCTTCCACGATTGTGGAGTGGGCTCGATGTACCTTGCTCCAATAGCTACGAGCATGCCCTTGAGGAAGCCCCAGTTTGTCCCTGCTGTGAGCGTACTCTTGACCCCTTCCCCTGGTCTGACTGAGATTCTCTCTAGAGCAGCCTCCACCTTCCCCAGCTTCTTCATAGCTGCGAACCACTCCTTGATGGCGTGGTAGTCCTGGGGTCCTGTGCTCCCGTTCATTCTTGGGATAGCGATGACAGAGAGGAGGCCACCTTCCTCGCTCACTGCAGCCAGCCCCCCTGTCATCCCTGGGTCTATACCAACAAAAACTCTCACGCCAAGAACCATTCGCCCTCTCCACGCATCGCCCCCTCAAGGAACTCCCTGTCAACATGCAGCCCAGACGGGTGGAAGTTAATGTTCCGAAAAGAGCAGGTCTCTAGATGTTTCCACACAGGAGGATCCCACTTGTCGCCCTTCTTAGCCGGAAGGTCCGAGGCGTAGAAGTGAGAAGAAACCAACCACAAACCAGGGGAGCGAACAAACTTAACCCCAGTCTTAGCGTTGATTCCATCAACACCGCCACGCGGACCCCAGAGAGCGCTCCACCCCTTAGACGACAAGGACGGAGGCCCGATGTCCCTAAACGCAATCGGATGACCCCGACCCGGAGAAAGCGCCCCACCACAGGACCCGTCTTCATGAACAAACTCTCCAGCATAAAAAATCATCTCACTCAAGCACGGCATAACCACTCCTCTTCCATCTCCCGCAAGAGAGGACTCTTTGAAATCGGGTAACCAAAGGACTCCTCGAACTCGATACGGAAGCGGCGAGAGGAAGCGTGAAGACGCTCCTCCTTCAGAAGCTTCAGTGAGGCTGACTTGAAGACAGGAGACCCAAGAAGCTCCTTGTTCACCTCTCCAAGCTCATGAGCTTTCTTCGCCCAGCGCCTGAAGTCATCCATCCACCCCCTGTTCCCTGCCCTGAGGGCCAGCCAGGAAGAAACCAGAAGAGGCCCCCTCTTAGTCCCCTTCTCGATAGAAGAAGCGAAGGTCCGCGCAGCAAACCACCTCCAGTTCACAGGAGGAAGCTCGTCAAGAGAGCACGCTCCCTCAGAAGGCTGGAAGCTGAAGAGCATAAGAAGCGTGTCACTCATCCTCTCCCCCTAAACCAGCCCTTACCTGGCTCCCAAGTGCAGTGAGCAGTCCCTACAGGGCCGTTCCTCTGTGCTCTGACTATGATCTCAGCGTCAGAGGCAGGCTCATGGTCTTGAGAGTAGACGGCATGCCTGTAAACAAACAAGACAGCGTCAGCATCCTGCTCAATCTGCCCTGAGTCACGAAGGTCAGAGAGGATAGGCCTCTTGTTCTCTCTGTACTCGCAGCTTCTGTTGAGCTGAGCGAGAACGAAGATAGGAATATCAAGCTCCATGGCTAGTCTCTTGAAGGCAGAGCTAGCCTCAGCTACCTGCCTCTCTCGACTACTAGCCTCTGGGAGCTTCAAGAGCTGAAGGTAGTCCACCGCAGCAGCGCAGATGTTCCGCTTCTTCTTCTGGAGCCTGATAGACATCAAAGCCCCACCTAGAGTCTTAGGCTTGTCATCAAAGTAGACAGGAACTCCCTCCCATCTCTTGAGCACCTTCTGCTTCGCTCTCTCTAAGTCTTCTACGCTTAGACCCAGGCTTGCTTCAGAGGTAGCAATCCTCTCCCCAATCTGTGCCTCGTTCATCTCAGCACTGATAGCGAGAGTAGAAGCCTCATTAGCTCTAGCTATGTTCGCTAAGAGAGTGAACATCAGCTGAGACTTACCCATCTTGGGCCTGCCTCCTACGATGATCATCTGACCTGGCCTGATTCTAAGGATGTCATCAAGAGCTGGAATATCAGTCACAACGAGTGTGCTGCTCTTCAGGCCCATCCTCTGAGCCTGTAGGTCCTCCAGGTAGTCTTTAGTGATGTCATGCGCTGTACGGGGCTCTGAGCGGCCCTCAGGCGTCCATGACGCTGCATTCGTGATAGCAGTGCTGACTCTCAGTATCTCAGAGAAGGATGAGCCTCCTTCTTCGTGGTCAAGGATGCGCTTCGCTGTATCAATGATGTACTGACGCCTAGCTGCTTCGACGATAGTGCTGACGTAGTGCTCTACGTTCCCTCTTACTGCAGGGACTCTCTCTACCTCGTCTACGACTCTGGTGAACTCAGTCCAATCAGCGAATGGCTTCCCCTCGCCTATCTTGTCGTTGAACCTATCGCAGATAGTCGCCCTGTCTGGGCCTATCCCTCTCCCTCTGTCTTCTACGAAGGCAGTCCACAAGAGTCTGTAGAGGGGAAAGGTGAAATGGTCTCTCTTCAGACCCACTGAGGCTGCTTCGTCTACAGCTACTGGGTCTCTGAGGCAAAGAGCTAAGACAGCCTTCTCTGAATGGAAAGCCATTACGTCCCCCTTTCCATCAAAGAGCACTTAGGAGGGCCTTCCCCCCAAGGGGTGAAGACAACGACGCAAGCTCCAGTAGGGCATGGCCCTGTCCTGCCATCACTGCACTTAAAGTGAAGCCTCCCTGTGATGAACCTCACCTCAGAAGCCTTCCACACCCACTCCTTCCACCACTTCGTGTCTGTGTTCGCAGGAAGGAGGCAGACAACAACAAGGTTGTGCTCCTTGCTCTGCTCGTAGGCTCTCTGAACGAACTTACCCACGCCTCTCCCCCAAGGAGGATTCATCCAGACAGAGTAAGCATGAGGAAGATCTGAAACCCAATCCCACTCAACAGTAAGACAATCCTCCTCCTTCGTTACAAAGGCCTCGCACATCGCATTGTCTTCTGTCGCACAGGCGTCACAAGTGAAGACGAACTCCCTGTCTAGCCTCTCAAAGAAAGCCTCAGGAGTTCTCCACTCTGTACTCGAACTAGGAGGGTGATACGCAGTGCCCATTACCTAGCCTCCATCTCTTCATACAGAGTCACTACAGAGAGAGAGTCTTCTGGGAGAGGAACTCCGTAGTAAGTAGAGAACTTCTCTATCAAGGAAGGAGTCAAAGCCCCCTTACCCTTCAACCACCTACTCAGATTCTTCTCTGGCGCTCTGTCTGCTCTCTTAAGCCACCTCATAGAGTCAATAGAGACAACAACAGTCTCCCCACCCCTCTTCTCTGAATAAGTCTGACACTTAGACCACCAGTTAGTGAGGAACCTCTTGATGTCCTTCTTCCTCCTACTCGGTCTAGCAGCCTCCCAGAGGTGAGCCTTCCTAGACTCCACAAGAAGGTCTACAGAGGGGAATGCCTTCTGAGCCTTCTCCACCCACTCAGGCAAAGAAGACACGTCTCCTAAGCCAAGCTCCCAGACTGAAGAGAGATAACCAGCAATGAAATGAGGATCTGACGTATCCACTAGACAAACTCCTGCAAACACCCAAAAGGGCGAATCAACAACAACAGCCCTCAGAAGAAGAC